ATATGGTCGGATCCTTGGGCCAGGTAGCGGCGTTTATTTCAATCTATTGTGCGGGCAAAAAGGAGAATAATGCTGAAGATAAAGACTGATTCAGAGTGGCTCGCACAACTGCAGCCGGATTTCGCAAATCAGGTTGCGCAACTGATGGCGGCGATTAAGCGCCGCGGATTCGATGTCAAAATCATCCAAGGGATGAGGACTTTCGCCCAGCAAGACGCCCTGTTCGCGCAGGGGCGCTCGGCGGCGGGCGACAAGGTTACGAAAGCGCGCGGTGGCCAGAGCTTTCACAATTACGGAATCGCTGTGGATTTCTGTATGCGAAACCCAGTCGGCGGATCCTACTTCCCTGACCCGCATCCGGTCTGGAATGTGATCGGCGAAGAAGCCGAGAAGATGGGTCTGACCTGGGGTGGCCGTTGGAAGACTCCGGATCGGCCGCACGTCGAGGTCAAGATGCCCCTGAATAAGATTCAGAGCCTTTATCAGACTGGCGGGATGGCTAAGGTCTGGGAGACGGTCGCAGCGTTATACCAGCCGAAGGCGGCGCCGGCCGTGGCGGATTTGGATAAATCTTCGCGCGCACTTGACACTTAATATATTAAGTGATTTACTTCGCGACGTCGGGGCGGCCCTTCTCGCGCCGCAATGAGCACATTCTTTTCGCGGTCGGTTCAGAGCCGACAATCAAAACAGGAATAGCGCGAAGCCTGGAAGATCGATATCTTCCGGGCTTTTTGTTTTTGGGAGCGACGATGGCTGGCAAAACGAACTTCGGCAACCTGGAAGCCAAAACCTTGAAGATCAACGGCGTTGATTCGAAGGCTGAAGCGGTCAACGTTCTGACCAAGAACGCCAATTACACGGTGCAAGCGACGGATAATAACGCGCATATCATCGTGACGGCCGCTGATAAGGTTATCACCCTGCCGCCGACGATCGCCGGTTTCCTCCTGTGCATCTCCCTGGCCGCCGCCGGTCTTTCCGCGAGCACCGGTCTGCAAATCTCCCCGAATGCCAATGACAAGATTATGGGCAATGGCTTCACGAGCGCCGACAACAAGGACGCGATCCTTGCTGGGTCCGGCGATCGCGAGGGTGATTCAATCACACTGCGGGGCGATGGCGTTGACGGCTGGTACATCGTGGCTCACGAAGGAACCTGGACCCGCGAGGCTTAATGAGCAAGTTTTCCGATCAGATTTTCGCGACATCCGCGCGCCTCGTCAGGGACCAGCAATCGCAGCTGTCCGAAGACGAGTTGATGCAGCGCGCACGTGCGCGGGCGGCTGATCCGAAAATCTTTGATACGAATCCGCCGATCTTCTTCTCGATCGAGGCGAGCAATAACAACCTCGACGCTTATTACACGCGGATGGCTATTTCGTCCCTGCGCAATTACGCGCAAGCGGCCGAAGCTGGGGTAAGTTTTCAAGACTCCCATCGCACAAATACGCTCGGGCTCGGCGCTTCCCTTTCCGGCCGGATTATCGAAGAGTCTGGCAAGGATCTGGTTAGGGTACTCGCGGACATTTTTACGCTGCCAGGCCTGCCCGATATGGAGTCTTTCATCTTTCGCTACCGCGCCGGTATCGCGAAAGACACATCAATTGGTTTCTACGGCGGCGATTTTATCTGTTCGATTTGCGGGCTTGATCTGTGGGATTGGGATTGTTGGCACATTCCTGGTCTTGGTTATTCGCGGGAAGAGCGCGATGGCAAAGGCGAGGTCATCTCGGATGATGAAGAGATTGCTTTCGCCTGGGTCGAAGACGCTCGTTTAGCCGAAATCTCCGCTGTGTATGAGGGGGCGACGCCCGGTTGCGGGATTTTGAAGGCCTCTCGCTTTGTCGAAGCGGGCCGAATTACGCCGCAACTTGCCGCGCGATTCGCCTCCGCATATCGAGGGCTAACTATCCCCGGTTATCAAAGGTCATGGCCGGGCTTCTCTGAAAAGGGAGATTCTCCAATGAACGAAAAACCCAAGGATCAACGAACTCCTGAACCGGTGACTGCGCCCGCACTTGCACCGGGACAGAGCGCGCCGCCTGAGCAGCGGGAACCCAGGCCGCAGCCGGTTCCCGCTGCTCAGACAGGCGGCGTGACTGAGACGACCGTTGAGCGGTCGATTGTCGAGAACGCGCTGCGCGACGCCGGCGTTACGGCGACCGATCTTTCCGCCGGGCTCGCAGAGCTTGTGCGCCTCGCCGGCGACGGCAAGCGTTATCGCACGGATCTGGTCGAGAGCGCGCTGACCGAGGGCGTCAGAGTCTTCGGCAACGATTTCGACAAGGCGACCTATCGCGCGATGTTCGAAGCGTCCTCGATCGATCAGGTCAAACGCGTCCTCGGCGACTGGTCGAAACAGTCCGCTTCCCTGCTCCCCGCGGGGCGGCAGACGGATGACGAGGCGAAAACGCCAGAGGAAGTGGAGACGACGAAGCCGGTCCGCGCTGTCAAGGATGACCCGCGGCTTCTGATCGTTCCGAAGAGCGTCTTCGGCGGCTAATTGGCGCGCGGCGCGCTTACCAAGGCTCGAAACTTTTCAACGATTGGAGAAACGATTATGGCAAACCCGCGCAACACGGTTTCCTTCGAGGATATTGGAGTTCGGCAACAAACGTTCAAAACCGACAACTCCACCATTCTTTATGACCGAACTAAGCAGTTCGGTTCTGATCAGGCCGGTAAAAAGCTGGCGGTAACGATGTCAGCCGATGGAACTGTGGCGCTGGCCGCAGATGGCGATGCGATCATCGGCAGGCTCGAAAAGGTCGAGGCTGACAACAAGGCGACAGTCGCGGTCGATGGTTGCCTCGGCTTCAAAAAAGGCAACGGCGCGTCCGTAACGCGCGGGAAAAAGATCGTCGGCGCGCTCGATGGCAGTTCAAACCGAGGCTTTGTCCGCGAGGTCAATACCGGTACGGCCGCCGAGTTGGGCAAGGCGCGCGGCGCGATTCTCGACAATTCTGACGATAACAACATCGTCGTTCAACTGTAACCCTTAACTGCCTGGTAGCGGCGCAGTCAGTTAATTCCGTTTTAAGGGAGCAAAATCAATGAGTGCACGAATCACCAAACAAGGGCCGGCTGATACGCTGCGACAAGTCAATCTCGATTTTCTCGCCACGTCTTACAAGCGCGGTATGGGACTGTCGGCCATGCTCGAGGCGCTCGACCCGTCCAGCGCCTACCCCAACGAGAAGACAGATGCCTTTCAGCGCCTAATGGCTGAGGCGGGCATCGTCACTCGCAGCTACAGCGAACTCGGCCTCGCAGCCGACACGATTGAAGACTTCGAAGAGAAATGCGCCGATGCTAAAGCGCATAGGGATGCGCCCCACGTGCTATTGATCGAGCACTTCGCTCGTTGTTGGAAGGCGGTCGGTCGCGGGGTGGCGATCAACACTCGCTCGCTGTACACCTCGAATGATCAGGCGTATGGATCGGTGACGAATCCGTATGCAGACAATTTTCGGCCCTATTGGAATAAGCAAATCGCGCCCGCTATTCCGATCAGCGCGGTCATCGCGATGAGCACGCCGATTGACACTGATACCTATCGGGCTTTTTACCTTCAGGACGATGCCGCGAATCAGAGGATGGTTCGTGTTACTGAGGGCGCTGAAATCCCCGGCGCGAAACTGGTCGGTGGCGATGTGGTGATTCCGCTGTACAAATACGGCCGGAAGATGACCACGACCTACGAGCAAATGCGCCGAATGCGGATCGACACTGTTGCGATCCATATCCAGCGGCTCGCCGTTCAGGCGGAAATCGACAAGTTGGCCGCGATTATGGATGTGTTCGTCAACGGCGACGGCAATAGCAACACGGCGGCGACGTCGTATGACCTTACGTCTCTCGACCCGAACACGACTGCGAACAATCTGACCGAGGTCGCTTGGCTGACCTTCAAGGCCAAATTTCTCAATCCGTATTTGCTGGATACGGTCCTTGGCCAGGAATCGCCGATCGTCAAGCTTCAAGTCCTCGACCTGGGTACCGCGAACATTCCGCACGTGATGCTCCCGGCTGGATTGTTTGGGTCGCTGCGCCCGATCAATCCACAACTCGGAAGCGGTCAGGCCTTCGGCCTTACAGCTGATGCTCCGGCTAACAAGCTTCTCGGCTTCGACACTCGGATGGGTATCGAGCAGGTCACTGAAATCGGCGCCACGATTCAGGAAGTTCAGCGCTTCGTCACGAATCAGACCGAGGCGCTGACGATGACCGAAACCGAGGGCTATCGCGTCATCGACCAGAACGCGAACAAGATTTTGAATTTGGCCGTTTAGTTGTTGCTGGAAACGTCTTCAATTCAACGGGCGAGCGGATTCCCGCCCGCCCGTTTTTTTATCAAAAGCAAAAGGAGTTTTTGAATTATGGCGGACAAAAAGAAGGCGGCTGAGCCGCAGATCCCGAAAGAGAAGATTTGGGTTCGTTCGACGCTTGAGCCGAAAACGGATGGCGGACATACCTGCGTCCTCTGGGAAGTGAATAAGGCGCATCCCGGGGGCGAATGCTACATCGCCGGGCCGAAGCCGGTTTTAGTCGCCCAGACTCCGGATGTCAGGAAAGCCCTTATCTCGGGCACGATCGAAGAAGTCGCCGATCCGAACGCGGTCAAGGCGGCAGAGAAGCCGCCGGCAAACAACAACACGCCGAAGCCTTAATAAGCAATGTCAACGGCCGCTATTTTGACCAATTCGCTGTTTCCCGAGGTTCGCGCCGCCATCGGCACGGACATCGGGAAACGTGCGCTACCAGATAAGACGATCGTCCTCGATTTGCATAAAGGCGAGGCCGAGCGCTGGGCACG